CCAAGCTGAAAGAAATGGAGGGGGAAAGCGATGTATTGTGATGGAAGATGTCAGTATTTAAACGAACGTAAACACAAATGTGAGCTGACCGGATAAAAATTGACTTACATGAAACAGACCGGAAGTATTTCATTTTCCGTGCATGAACACAGAGGAGTTTGTAAAGGAAAAAAGGTGGAACGCGATGGAGAATAGATTTTTATCCCGTGCAAAGCGGATTGATAACGGAGAATGGGTACAAGGAAATCTTATATGGTCAAGTGATGCCGAAGATGGTTATGAAGCAATTATCATTCCAACAAATGATAGCAATATGTATACAAAAGGTGTGAGTAGAGGAGATTTAGGATTTGAAAATTGGCACAGAGTAAATGAAACTACCATCTGCCAGTGCACCGGATATGAGGGAATCTATGAGAAGGATATCTTTCGGTGCGAAGATGAAGATTACGTTATCAAATGGTCAGATGATTCATTGAGATGGGAAGCTACATCGTTAGAGACTGATGTAAGTGTCCCATTGGGAGATATTAATCCAGATTATATGGTTGTTATTGGAAACGAGATTGATAATCCGGAACTGTTGGAGGTGTAGAAATGATTAAAGGTAAAAAAGTAACCATGAATGATAAGTATTATGTATCGGAGAAGAATAAAGGCAAGGTATTTAAGGTTGTCAGCGAGCCGTACAACATGTGTGGAACGATGGTTGTTAAATTAGAAGGATTTGCCGGATGCTATGCCTTGGATGGGTTGACGGAGGTGCCGGAATGACAGAGAATGAAGCAATCGAATTTATGAAAAGATATTTAGATGCCGATTGCTATACAGATAAATGCGTAAATGCGCACAATATAGCAATCAATGCGCTTGAAGAAATCCAGCAGTACCGTGCAATCGGCATGGTGGAGGAGTGCCGTGAAGCTGTGGAGAAGCAGACGGCGATTTCAAGAGAGATTATCGAGGGAAAATACTTCTGCCCAAAGTGTCATAACCCAATGCCTTATCCAGGATATTGCGGATGTGGTCAGAAATTGTATTGATTGGAGGAATGAAGAATCATGAAAAAATATTGTTGCACCTGTAAATACTACGCTGAATATGAGGGCGTTTGTTGCAATGGAGACAGTGAACACTGTGCAGATTTCCGTGGACTGGATGATACATGTGAGAAATGGAAGGAAAACGAAGAATGAATGAAGAACTTAAACCATGCCCGTTCTGTGGAGGAAAAGCAAAATTCCGAATTGTAACGAGCAGCAGCACTTCCATGCAGAAAGGTTTTAGATTTAATATAACTTGTTCCAAGTGCGAAGCAAGTTTCCCAAAAACATATGAAGTAGAGCATACTCTTGCTGAAAACGGTGATATGATAGCCATTACAGATGAGCGAGAGATGGCAGTAAAAGCATGGAACAGGAGGGCGAACGATGAGACTGATTGATGCAGATTTACTGATAGAGAGGCTAGGATTCTACAACACTCCTCAAGAAAGAGAGGAAAATGCGGGGCAGATTATTACGCTAGAAGATTTTGATAAGATGCCGACTGCCTATGATGTGGATGCGGTTGTGAAAAAATTAAAGCGGCGAAGCAAAGAATATAATTCTGGCGTTAGGCTTCACGGGAAACCAGAAGAAATGATTACTAATGAAGCAATCGAGATTGTGAAAGGTGGTGGGGTAGAGTGACAAGCATAGAATTATGTAGAATGTGTACCGAGTATTCTGCGGACACAAGATGTGAGCATAAAAAGGATTGCAAATTGCAGAAGATTTTGACAGAAAATAAAGCGTTAAGGGCAGAAAATAAAGAGCTTCGAACAAAAGCGTTTAGAAATTCATGGGAGAAATCCCCTGACATGATGGGAAGATGAGGTGGTGTAGATGGAGTGGAAAGAAGTTGACCCAGAACAAGAGGACTGGGAAAAGCAAATAGACATCGTTGCCTATTATGGCAGTATCACCGTAGGAAGCATCGTTTATTGTGGCGAAGAGATAGGATGGCAGTCAGTGATTGATGGCCACATGAATTTTATGCAAGCAGAATCCTTAGAGGATGCCAAAAGGGAAATGATTGATATGTTGGAAGAGCACTGTACCGACCAAATCAACTATTACCACGACTTACAGGATAGTCTTGAAGAATTAAATGATAGAGAGGTGTAACGGATGTCTAAAGCAGTATTGGTTATGAATATGCCGGAAAGATGTGCTGATTGTCCATTGAGGAATAGTGAAAAAACTAGCTATGTGTGTTGTTACTTGACACTAAAAAAACATATCATCGGCTGATTATTATGACAAAAAGCCAGATTGGTGTCCGCTCCGGGAGTTGCCGGAGAAGATACCAGAGTTGAAAGCCGGTTATGAAGATCTCAGCACATCAATACGTCGGGTGGGTTGGAATGCCTGCTTGGATGAGATTTTAAAGTAAATCGAAATATGAAAATATTTAGAAAGGAGCCGGAACCTATCCGGATAAAAGGCGCGCCGGGTTCCTTTCAAAAGAAATGAAGAAAACAAAATGTGAAATTTACAGAGATTCAATGCAGAACTATAAAAAGTACGCTATTCCACCGGCACAGCTTATCATTGCTGATGTGCCATATAACGTAGGAAAGAATTTCTACGGTAGTAATCCTATGTGGTATAACGGCGGCGATAATAAGAATGGGGAAAGTAAGTTTGCAGGAAAAGCAGCTTTCAATTCGGATTATAATTTCAACCTATACGAATACTTTCATTTCTGTAGCAAGATGCTAAAAAAAGAGCCGAAGAAAGCCGGAAACCGTGGGAGAAGTTCAGACGCACCATGTATGATTGTGTTCTGCGCATTTGAGCAGATGCAGACATTGATTGCTGCGGCAAAGAAACATGGATTTAATAATTATATACCATTAGTTTTTATTAAAAATTACAGTCCACAGGTTCTTAAAGCGAATATGCGCGTTGTAGGTGCAACAGAATATGCACTTGTCTTGTATCGGGACAAGCTGCCAAAGTTCCGAAACGGGGCGAAATTCGATGAGGATGGAAAGACTATCAGAGGTACAGGACACATGATTTTCAACTGGTTCACATGGGAGAAAGATGGGAAAGATATTCCGAAAATCCATCCCGCACAGAAGCCGGTAGCGGTGCTGAAAAAACTGATTGAGATTTTCACAGATCCCGGTGATGTGGTAATTGATCCGTGCTGTGGAAGTGGCAGCACATTAAGAGCGGCGGCAGAACTTGAAAGGAATGCTTTTGGTTTTGAGATTGATCGCAACTTCTACCAGAGAGCCAAGAAAGAAATGCTGTCGTTTGAAAGGGATAATCAGATGGGATTTGAGGACTTTCCGGGGGTGATGCCATGATTAACGGAGAATTGATAGTAGACAATTTTGCCGGTGGCGGCGGGGCATCTACCGGGATAGAACTGGCAACCGGATATAGCGTAGACATTGCAATTAATCATGATCCAGAAGCAATTAAGATGCACAAGGCAAACCACCCGAATACAAAGCATTACTGTGAAAATGTGTGGACGGTGGATCCGGTAAAAGTCTGTAAAGGTCATCCTGTAGGGCTTGCGTGGTTTTCGCCAGACTGCAAGCATTTTTCAAAGGCAAAAGGTGGGAAACCAAAAGATAAGAATATCCGTGGTCTTGCGTGGGTAGCCTGCCGATGGGCGGGATTGGTACGACCGAGAGTAATCATGCTGGAGAATGTGGAAGAATTTAAGACATGGGGACCGCTTGGGCGTCGGCACCATCCGATTAAAGGTAAGCAGGGAAAGACGTTTGAAAAGTTTGTACAACAGCTTACAGAATTGGGATATGAGGTGCAATTTAAAGAGTTGGTAGCAGCGGATTACGGTGCACCAACCATGCGGAAGAGATTTTTCATGATCGCAAGGTGCGATGGCAAGCCAATTGTCTGGCCAGAGCCAACGCATGCACCTGCAGATAGTGAGGAAGTCAAGAAAGGATTGCTCAAACCGTATGTTGGAGCATATACGCAGTTGGATTTTTCCTTGCCATGTCCGAGTATCTTCGATACTTCAGAAGAAATAAAAGAAAAATACGGAATCCGGGCAGTGAGACCACTGGCACAAAAGACAATGGACAGGATAGCAAGGGGATTAAAAAAATTCGTTCTGGATAATCCAGAGCCTTTTATCATTCAATGTAATCATGGTGGTGAGCGTAGACCGAACGATATCCGGGAACCAATGCCAACCATTACAGGAAAACACGGATATGGGATTGTAGAGCCTTACATGGTGCAGATCGGACAGACTGGATTTACAAAAGACCGGAGCAAAGATGTCCGGGAGCCGCTTACAACCATTGTGAGTAAAAATGAGCATTGCCTGATAAGTCCTACGTTGATCCAGTACCATTCGGAAACCTCAAAAGATGGAGTAAGAGGACAGACTATAGAAGACCCAATCATGACAGTTGACAGCTCAAACAGATATGGACTGGTCACATCGTTTCTGCATAAGTACTATGACGGAGGATATAAAGGTGCTGGTGAAACAGTAGAAAATCCACTTCCGACTGTTACAGCATGGGATCATAACAGCATTGTTACTGCTAATCTGATCCAGATGAACAATCATTGTGACGGAAAAGATATCAGACAGCCATTACCAACGATCACAGCCGGTGATGGACATTTTGGAGAGGTCAGAGCATTTCTGATTAAATACTATGGACAAGGGACGGGACAAGATATTGAGAAACCACTTGATACAGTCACAGCACAGGATAGATTTGGTCTGGTGACAATAGAGGGAGTGGACTATCAGATTGTTGATATAGGGCTCCGAATGCTAGAACCCAAAGAATTATATGGATGTCAAGGGTTTCCAGAGGATTACATAATTGACCATGATTACACCGGCAAGACATATCCGAGAAGTGAACAGGTGCGCAGATGCGGAAATGCGGTTTGTCCACCTATACCAGCGGCACTGGTAAAGGCAAATCTGCCAGAGCTATGCGTTGCAGAACGTATGCCGAACATGAGGATAGAATCAGAACAGACTGGACAGCTCCGGTTTGCCTAAGTAAATTTTAGGAGGATTTTATGGTTACAGAACTGGAAATGAAATATAGAAGGTTATCCAGAAACTACGATGAACTCGAAGAAAAATACGAAGCTGCACAGGAAGAGTTAAAAAATGCAAGGGATGAACTGTATAGTGCAAGGCAGCGTATTGACAATGAGTTAGAGCCGAGGATAAAAAAAGAAAAAGATGAATATGATGATTTTAAATTAAGAGGTAGCAATCCATGTTTTGGCGCAGCATTAGATGGAGCCTGCGGGTTAAATTGTTGTGATGGATTTGGTAGCACTGAAAAATGCAAGGAATTACTAATGTACGTAATCACAGACAAAGAACTTGTGAAGTGGTCAAAAACTCATGAAAAAGAGCTTATGATTGCACAAGAAATAATCAATCGTGAATTGTACTAAATACCTTTAAATTTTAAAACCAGATAACAAATCCAAGCGATCATACCTTCCCCTGTAAGGATGCGGCGGGGGAAGAATAAAAATAAATTTGTAGTACATTGATAATTGAATATTGGCGGTTGGAGTGATACAATCTGTTAGAGAATATTTCGTTAAAGGATGGATATTATGGCGCGATATGTAGAACCACAAAAATTATTGAAATCATTCACATGCCCAATCTGCGGGACGTTAGCATCAATGGAATGGGATGAAATTTTAATAATGTATGACGGAAATAAAAGATTTTATTTTGACAACAAAGAGACATTTGGTGATGGAATTATACGAATATCAACATGTAATGCTTGTGAAGGGTATCATATATGGTTTAGAGATGACATGGTATTTCCAATATGTTCTCAAATTGAATTGCCAAATGAAAATATGCCAGAGGATGTAAAGAAAATATATATTGAAGCTAGAGATGTATTTGATAAATCGCCGAGATCATCTTGTGCTTTACTAAGATTGGGAATACAAAAGTTATGTGATAACTTAGTAGAAGGGGATGAAAATTTAAACGATAAGATAGGGAGTCTAGTAAGAAATGGATTAAGCGAAAAAGTGCAGCGGGCATTGGATATCATAAGAGTGATAGGTAATAATGCAGTTCATCCAGGGCAGATATCGGTAGAAGATAATACAGAGATTGCAAAAGCGCTATTTAAATTAATGAATATTATTGTAGATCAGATGATTACGCAAGTAAATGAGATAAATGATCTATATAGTATTTTGCCAAGTGGAGTAAGAGACGCAATAGAAAGAAGAGATAGTTAAAAAAAATACCAACCGTCAATATTCGATGGTTGGTATTTTTTTTGCGCAAAAATGAAAGGGGGAATGTACTTGGATGAAAAAGAGATATATGAGATCTGCATGAGCGTGGACAGCTTCATTGCTGCGGAGCTGACGGAATCCATCGTGCGCGGCACCAGCTACGACATGCTGGAAGCTCACTACGGCATTCTCCCGATCAGCAGACGGAGTTTTTACAGGCGGCGCATGACAGTGCAGAGGTTAATGAGGCAGAGGATGGCGCGGCTGGTAGAGGAAAAGAACGGACAGTATATGATCGTATGGGGAAGAGAGGGATAACAACCTCTCTTTTTTCATGCCTAAAATGGCACAAATCCACTGTAGCCTTGCCTTATAATTATGATATGAAGAAAGGATTATGCCATGTATAAAGCACAGAGGAATTACGAAAATGCACAGCGGATGTTATTTGAGGGTGTTGGTCAGTATGACATACCAGAGATAGAGCCGACACAATTTGATAATGCGGAGTTTGTCGGCTTCAACTATGCCAGAAGTGCAAAAGTACCGGAGAATAAGGCGGTGCATTTCTTTCTGGATGATTACCAATTTACCAGAGTATGGACAGACCCAGATAGATACATTCCGATGTTACAGCGATTTAAGTTCGTGCTAACGCCAGATTTTAGCCTGTATACGGATTTCCCGAAGCCGTTACAGATATATAACCATTACCGTAAACACTGGCTCGGTGCATACTGGCAGATGTACGGTATCAATGTGATTCCTACGATCTGTTGGAGCAATCGGGATTCGTTCGAATGGTGCTTTGATGGAGAACCTACACAGAGCGTTGTTGCAGTTTCTTCTGTTGGGACACAGAACAGCAGGGAAAAGAAACAGAGGTTTCTTGATGGATATATGGAAATGATAAAGCGGTTAGAGCCTACACAGATTATATTTTACGGAAATGTACCGGACGAGTGCAAGGGAAATATCGTACATATCAAACAGTTTAGTGAAAAATGGCATGAAGCGGAGGTGGCACAATGGTGATGAAAATAAATTTGCAGTTTTTTGGTGGAAGAGGAGCAAGCAGCGGATTAGACAAACTCAGACAGGTTACAGTAGACATGAACGGGACGAAGATTACATATCGCAGCGAAAGAGGAAAGACATACAAAGTCGGATTAGCAAACACGGTGGCTGTTACTGACGAGGTTCCGAAAACATTAAAAGAAATTGTGAATAGAGCAAAGGAACTCGGATACCCTATAAAAACTTACACAAATAGAGAATATGCTCAATACGAAAAAGAATATCGAGAAGAAAGAAAAAAAGCAAGTGAACAATTAGACATACTTTGGAATGAAGTGGGACCGAGACCGAGAAAAGGTTGGAGAGGGCACTGAGTTATAAGATAAGGGAAGAGAGTATAGATAAATGGGTGGCAGAGGTGCAAGCAGCGGATTAAGTGATAAGGGGAAGAAGTATGGCAGTGAGTATACAACATTGCATCAGAGCGGAAATATCAAGTTTGTTCGATACAATGATTCTGGATCTGCAAAACCACCGATGGAGACGATGACCAATGGAAGAGTGTACGCGACTGTTAATGCAAAAAATGAAATTAAAAATATCACTTATTACGATAAACACGACAAACGTTATAAACAGGTGGATATGGGACACACTCATGCAGTAAAAGGCGTGCAAACGGATCCCCATACACATAAAGGGTATAAACATGATGAAAAGGGAACTTTTAACGTAAGCAAAAAAGAAGCGAACATGATTGAAAGGGTATTAAAAACATGGTATCATCATATTAACAGGGAGTAGTTTAGGAAGGAGAACACACAGCAATGTGAGGCTCCGGTGGTTAATCCGGACACCTGTAAAAAGATACCATGTCCTTGATGGATGCGGTATCTTTTTTTATTGCCATGAAAGGAGATGATCGGTTGGCAGCAAAGAAAAATCCATTAGCTGATGAGGCATATGAACTGTATAAGGACGGCATGAAGCTGGTGGACATTGCTGACCAGCTTGGGAAACCGGAAGGAACAATCCGCAGATGGAAAAATACATATGACTGGGATAACGAACGTTCGGAGTGCAAAGCGAACGAAAGCGAACGTTTAAAACGAACGGAAAATAAAAAGAATGAAAAGAAACTGACATCAAAGCAGGAAGCGTTTGCAGCTGAATATATCAAGAACGGTGGAAATGCTGCACAGGCAGCAAAGGCGGCAGGGTACTCTAAAAGCACTGCAAAGAATGCTGTCAAAAAGCTGGTGGAAAATGATGGAGTTTCTCAACAGATTGCTGAGCAGATGGAGCGTATCGAGAAAGAACAGCACCGTGACATTATGAGTCTTGCAGAAAT